GCTAGAAATAATCCGATGATTATGGCTTCCTTAGAGAAAAACTGTTTTGAACATATTTCTTTAATGGCACAAGAACAAATTGAAGTAGAATTTAGACAAGAGATGCAACAAGTTATGGCAATGCAACAAAATCCACAAGCAATGCAGAACCCACAGATGCAAATGCAGTTAAAAATGATATCTGAAAAGATTGAAGCAAGAAAAGCACAACTGATTGCTGACATGATGGAAGAATTTACTAAAGAAGAAAAGAAAATTACTTCACAATTTGACAATGACCCTATTGCTAAACTAAGAGCAAGAGAGTTAGACCTTCAAGCACAAGAAAACCAACGTAAAAAAGACGAAGGTGAAGAGAGAATCAATCTTGATAAGATGAGAGCTATGATGAATCAACAAAATCAAGACGAAAAACTAGAGCAGAACGAAGAATTAGCAAATTTAAGAGCTGATACATCGATTGAAAAAACAATTTTGTCAAAAACGTTGCCAAATGCCAAAGATATGGGCCAAGGTGGTGTGATAATTAAAAGAAACGACTAAAATTGTCGACAAAATTTTAAAAAAAGAGTAAAGTAATTAACAAAGGAGCTAATATGGCAGAAAAAAACAAAAAAGACCTTAACCAAGAAATGTTTACGAACAAAGATGGTTATGTTGAAGGTGGAATAGAGATCGAAACAACTGATCCGTTCGAAACACAAGATGCAGAAGTTCAAGGTCAAGGAAAAATTTTAAAAGAGAAAAAAAGAACAGCTAAGTGGTACTAATATGGCTTGGTTTAGTCTAGCAAAGATTGCATTACAGGCTGGCGGAAAAATTTACGCTAACCGTCAAAAGACTAAGATGGCTATGTCTGATGCACAACTAATGCATGCTGAAAAGATGGCCCGAGGTGAGGAAGCTTACCAAGGCAAACTACTTGAAGCGAGACAAAACGATTATAAGGACGAATTTGTGCTCGTTATAATTTCAGCGCCTATCATTGTGTTAATGTGGGCAGTCATGTCGGACGATCCGATGGCGATGGAGAAGGTAAAATTGTTTTTCGAGTATTTTCAAGAACTTCCCAAATGGTTCACTAATTTATGGATACTTGTAGTTGCTTCAATTTTTGGTATAAAGGGTACACAAATATTTAGAGGAGGAAAAAATGGCAAATAGAAGATACAACACACAAACTAGAAAAAAATTTGGTGATGGTTCCGGTAAACCAATTAGCAAAAGTAAAAATAAGGGCTTACATAAGTTAGTCCAAAAGAAACCTGAGCTAGCAAAAAAATTTGGTTACGATAAAAATAGAATCGTTGCTAAAAAAGGTGGAAAAGCATAATGGCAAAACTCTGTCCAAAAGGTAAAGCAGCGGCGAAAAGAAAATTTAAGGTGTACCCAAGCGCATATGCTAATATGTACGCATCAGGTGTATGCTCTGGTAAAATAAAACCAGGCGGCAGAAAAAAAGCAGCTAATGGTGGCCCTATAAAAGCAGGTCTAGCTAGAAGAAAAAGAAATGCGTAGGTACTACTCAGAAGGTGGACTAAGAAAATGGGTGAAAGACAAATGGGTCGACATTGGAGCACCGAAGAAGGACGGCAAGTATCAACCTTGCGGAAGATCGAAGGGGAGCAAAAGAAAATATCCGAAATGCGTACCACTTGCAAAAGCCACACGGATGACAAAAGGTCAAAAGGCATCTGCTGTCAAACGAAAAAGAGCAGCCGGTAATCCAGGCGGCAAACCTACAAATGTTAGAACATTTGCTAGTGCTGGTGGTTATATTGGTCCAGCAATTAATTCTACATACGCAGGTAAGAAATTAAATAACCCATCGTATTCAAAATATTATAAAGGAATGTTAGATTAATGAGAAAAGACTTTGCAAAAGGTACTCCCATTCCTAGAACTAAAAAGAACTACAGATCTACAAAATCTGGAGCAGGCATGACTAAGAAGGGTGTCGCTGCCTATAGAAGAGCAAACCCTGGAAGTAAACTAAAAACAGCTGTGACAGGAAAAGTGAAGCCTGGATCGAAAGCTGCAAATCGCAGAAAATCATACTGCGCTAGATCACTAGGACAATTAAAAAGGTCATCTGCAAAAACTCGAAACGATCCAAACTCACGTATCCGTCAGGCACGGAGACGTTGGAAATGTTAGAAGCACTTAAAAAAAGATACGAAGCACAAATAGCCGAAGCAATAGCAACCATTAATATTTATTTAAAAAGTTCTGTAGGTATTGGAGAACATCCACAGCATATAGATGAATTAGATAAGCTGTTTGGTAAGATTGCAGAAGCTGAAGATAAACTTAAACTAATAGAAAGATGGGTAAAATAATGCACGATATAGAGTTAATAACTAAAATACAAAGACAGTTAAAAGATCTCTACCAAAACATTGGTGACTCAATGGTTAGTGGAGGAGTTGACAATATGGAAAAATATAAGTATATGTTGGGACAGGCACATGCCTACCAATATATTTCTCAGGAAATCTCTAACCTGCTAAACAACAAGGAGCAAAAAGATGAGCAAGGAACAATTATCGACCTCGACAAAAGAGGTCCCAAAGCATAAAAACGCTTTGGAAGAAAAGTATAAAGAACAACAAGTTGAGTCTGTAGAAGAAGCAAAAAGAGTAGACGAAACTAATGTATCAGACATTAAAGATGAATTACCACAACCATCTGGTTGGAGGCTTTTAGTTTTACCTTTTACACCAAAAGAAAAAACTAAAGGTGGTATTATCATTGCACAAGAATCTTTAGACAAAGCACGGATCGCAACAAACTGTGGTTATGTTGTAAAGATGGGACCAATGGCTTATGGAGATAAAGAAAAATTTCCAACAGGCGCTTGGTGCAAACAAGGAGATTGGGTGATTTTTGCAAGGTATGCAGGATCACGTTTACCAATAGAAGGTGGAGAAGTCCGTCTTCTTAACGACGATGAGGTTTTGGGTACAATTAAGGATCCAGAATCTGTATTGCATTACATTTAACATAGGAGGAAACTATGCAAGAAGAAAATAAAAATGACGTGCCTATGGTTGATATTGATACCTCTGGAGAGGATACTGAAGTTATTCTTGAGAATCCAAAATCAGAAGTTGAAGTAGAAACCAAAGAAGAATCTAGCCCCGCGCCACAAGAATCTACTGAAGAGAAAGTAGAAGCGAGTGACGAGAAGCCAGAAACTACTCAGGAAGAAAAACCTGAAGAGAAGAAAGAAGAATTAGAAACGTATTCAAAAGACGTTCAAAGAAGAATATCTAAACTTACGAAGAAATGGAGAGAAGCACAAAGACAAGCTGATGAAGCTTTAGCTTTTGCTAAAAACCAAAAAGATCAAAAAGAAAAACTTCAAAAGAAATATTCTTCAGTTGAGCAAGCAGGTGTTAAAGACAGAGAAGAGAGAATCAAATCTGGCTTACAAGCATCAGCAGCTAAACTAGCAGCAGCGAAAGAAGCAGGAGATCTTGCAGCGGAAGTTGAAGCTAGTAAAGAGATTGCTAGACTTGGATATGAAGAAGGAAGACTTAATGAAGCAAAAGCAGCATATGAAGATATGGCTAAAGCTGAACCAACACAGAGAGAAATACCTAGAGTATCTCCTCAACAAACACAACAAGCAGACCCTAAAGCAGAAGATTGGGGATCTAAAAACAAGTGGTTTGGTACAGATACAGCTATGACATACACTGCATTTGATCTACACAAAAAACTAGTGGATGAAGAAGGATTTGACCCTCAGACGGACGAATATTATACGGAAATAGATAAAAGAATAAGACTTGAATTTCCGCATAAATTTGATACAACTGATGGTAAGGTTCAAAATGATACGGCCAAACCGACACAAATAGTAGCTTCAGCGAAGCGAAGTGTAAACAGATCTGGTCGCAAAACCGTGAGACTCACACCTTCTCAGGTTGCTATCGCTAAAAAATTAGGAGTGCCATTAGAAGATTATGCAAAACAATTAAAAATCACGAAGGAGGTATAGCATATGGAAAATGATAAAATGAAGACCCCGCGTGCGAGCCAGTCTAGAGAAAAAGATACAAGACCTAAGACTTGGACTCCACCATCTAACTTAGATGCACCACCTGCGCCAGACGGATTCAGGCACAGATGGATACGAACTGAAGTTTTAGGATTTGACGATACCAAAAACATGTCAGGTAAAATGAGATCAGGTTGGGAGTTAGTGAGAGCTGATGAATACCCTGATTCTGCTTATCCACAACTGAAAGACGGAAAATACGCAGGAGTCATAGGAGTTGGAGGCCTAGTGTTGGCTAGGATACCAGAGGAGATCGCCAAATCTCGAGAAGCTTATTTTGCTCAGCAAACTAAGGACAGAGACGACGCAGTAAACAACGATCTTATGAAGGAGCAACATTCAAGTATGCCGATCAATAGTGAGAGGCAAACTCGTGTAACTTTTGGTGGTACGAAGAAATAATTTCTTTGTGATATCAGAAACACATTAATGTTAACCCGCGAAACTACGGATAGTAGTTTTGCAAAAGGAGATAAATATGGCAAACAAAGACGCTGCTTTCGGACTGAAAGCAATCGGAAAAGTTGGTCAGAACAGAGATAACCAAGGGTTATCCGAATACGATATCGCAGCAAGTGCTTCAGCGATTTACCAAAACGACCCTGTCGAAATGGCAGCAACTGGTACAATCACTGTAGCGGCAGCAACAGATACTCTATTAGGATCACTTAACGGTGTTTTCTTTACTGATGCAACTACAAGTAAGCCTACATATGCTAATCACCTTAACGCTTCTAACGCTGCAACAGACATCGTTGGTTTCGTAAGTGATGACCCTTATGAAAGGTTTGAAATCCAATCTGACGGTGCTTTAACAGCAGCAGAAGTTGGTATGAACGCTGATATAGTATACGCAGCTGGTGCTTCACCAAACTACGTGTCTAAAGTAGAATTAGATCATTCTGATCTTAAAACTGCAACAGCTCAACTAAGAGTGATCGGGATCTCAAAAGATCCAGCTAATAACGAAGCGGGCGCAGCAGATGTGAACGCAGTAGTTATTATCAACGAACACTTCTTGAAAGGAACGGTAGGAGTATAATTATGGCTATAAGTAGAGGACAACTAGTTAAAGAACTAGAACCAGGCCTGAATGCACTATTCGGACTGGAATATAAAAGATATGAAAATCAGCATGCTGAAATTTTCGACACAGAAAACAGTGACAGAGCTTTTGAAGAAGAAGTAATGTTATCTGGTTTCGCGCAGGCTCAAGTAAAACCAGAAGGATCTGGCGTAACTTTTGACAACGCACAAGAAACTTTCACTGCTAGATATTCGCATGAAACAATTGCTTTAGCATTTGCTATCACGGAAGAAGCTATCGAAGACAATCTTTACGATAGACTAGCTTCTAGATACACAAAAGCTTTAGCAAGATCGATGGCAAACACTAAGCAAGTAAAAGCTGCGAATGTATTAAACAATGCATTTAACGCAAACTTTGCTGGTGGTGACTCTAAAGAGTTATGTGCTACTGATCACCCAACAATCGCTGGAACTTTCTCAAATGAGTTAGCGACATCAGCTGATCTTAACGAAACATCGTTAGAGCAGTCTTTAATTGATATCGCGGCATTCACTGATGAGAGAGGTCTTAAAGTTGCAGCAAGAGGAGTAAAAATGATTATTCCTTCTGAGCTACAATTTACTGCTGAAAGATTGATGAAATCTGCAGGTAGAGTTGGAACAGCTGACAATGATGTTAACGCAGTAGTATCAATGGGGATGGTTCCTCAAGGTTATGTAGTGAACAACTACTTAACTGATACTGATGCATTCTTCATCAAGACAGATGTACCTAACGGATTAAAAATGTTCGTTAGATCTCCAATTAAGACAGCTATGGAAGGTGACTTCGATACTGGTAACGTTAGATACAAAGCTAGAGAGAGATATTCATTTGGATTC